GATGGAGAAGGGATGGAACCCCGATCCGTTCAATGGTCTAAAAATTCTCAAAGGTGAGATGGACTATTACTATGACTCAGATCCAGAGATCCAACGGTCTGAAGACAGAATTGTCGCACTTAAGACACAGATAGATAGTCTTACGGACATTCTTAACATGATTAAGTGGAGGCATTCGACGATCAAGAATATGATTGATTATCGTCGATTCGAGGCTGGTGGATAACAAAATACGGATCAGGATGAAGGACTACTCCCACTTCATGGTGGAGGCACATCCTGCACAAGAGAACGAGTTACGAGAGTATTTCTCCTTCTTCGTCCCTGGTTATAAGTTCATGCCAGCATACAAGTCTAGGCATTGGGACGGCAAGGTCAAACTCTATAACTCAATGACCAAGCAGATGAATGTAGGATTGTATACGCACCTACGTAGATTCTGCGCAGATAGGTTTTATCAACTTGAGATACTCGAACATGAAACGTACGGAATCCCGTCTTTTAGAGAAGACATCGATCATCCTGCTTTGGTTGAGTTTCTATCTTTACTTGATGCTCCCTTTAAACCGAGAGATTATCAGTACAAAGCTATTTCACACGGTATTGAGCATCGACGCAGTATTCTACTTAGTCCTACTGGTAGCGGCAAGTCATTTATCATTTATAACTTGCTTCGGTACTGCTATGAGGTCACTAATGAAAAGATATTAGTGGTCGTTCCGACTACTTCCCTTGTTGAGCAGATGTACAAGGACTTTGAAGATTACGGGTACGATGTCGAAGAATTCTGTCATCGTATCTACTCAGGTAAAGAGAAAGAAACAGACAAACGCATCATCATCTCCACGTGGCAATCGATCTACAAGTTCGGCAAAGAATGGTTCGAACAGTTCGGTACGGTCTTCGGAGACGAAGTCCACCTGTTCAAAGCAAAATCACTTACTACCATGATGGACAAGTGCGTCAATGCCAAATATCGATTTGGATTGACAGGCACCCTTGATGGTACAGAAACAAACAAACTGGTCTTAGAAGGACTGTTTGGTCCAACGTTCACTGTTACCCGCACAGTGGAACTGCAGAAAACAAAACAATTAGCAGAGTTGGACATCTCCATCTTGTTGTTAAGATACCACAACGATATCTGTCACATGATGAAGGAAAAGACGTATCAAGAAGAGCTTGATTATATCGTCACATATGAACCTCGGAATCGATTCATTAGTAAGATTTCGTTGGATCAAAAGGGTAACACTCTGGTCTTGTTTCAGTTTGTAGAGAAGCACGGCAAGGTGTTATATGACATGATCAGATCTTTGGCACCAGAAGGACGTAAAGTTTTCTACGTATCCGGAGAGGTTGCCGCATCTGATCGAGAACAAATACGAGGCATCGTAGAAAAAGAAAATGACTCTATTATTGTTGCTTCTCTGGGCACTTTCAGCACTGGCATCAACATCCGCAATCTGCACAATATTATATTTGCAACTCCGTCCAAATCTCAAGTTAAAGTCCTCCAATCGATTGGTCGTGGCCTTCGTGTGTCTGACGACGGTAGGAGTACTAACCTTATTGACATCGCTGACGATCTCCATATCAAGTCTCATAAGAATTTTACTCTGAAACATAGTGCAGAAAGGATCAAGATATATACTAAGGAAGGGTTTAGTTACAAGATCTATCCCATCGACCTTAAACCAATAAGAGCAGTAGAAGATGAAAACAGAGAATATCAAACACCTGAAATTGATTAATGGTGAAGAACTAATCTGTGAGTTAATCACTGAAAGTGGAGATAATATCATTATCCGTAATGCACTCTCTCTCCTAGAGAAGAAGTTCGGGAGTGAACAGAAGTACTACGCTTTCAAAACATATATGGTGTATCAGGACACACCTCAGAATTGTATGGTGATGTTCACTGACAAGATCATGTCACTCGCAGTACCAACAGAAGACATGGTTACTCAGTACAAGAATGCTCTAGGTGAAATGGCAGAGTTCCTAACGGAGCAAGAACAAAAATCTCTGGTTGATGACTGGGACAACCTGTCTCCGGATGTCGAACAAGACCTTGAAAATTTTCTAAGAGAGATGGATCGTGATGACGATTACATAGACTCAGACACTGACGGAATGATCATGAACTAGGGGTATACTATTCTCCCCTTTGGTTAAAGAGATTATACACTATAAAATGGGATCTGTCAAGGGTATTGACAAACTCTGTGAAATTTGATATACTTTGTGAAACAAATGCGGTGATATGTGTTATGAAACCTAAAGAAAAACCTCACTATGTGAACAACAGACAATTTTCCGAAGCAGTCGTAGATTACTGTACGACGGTAAAGGAAGCAAAGGACGACGGTCGTCCTAACCCTGTTGTCACTGATTACATTGCTTCGTGCTTTCTTAAGATTGCAGAGGGACTCTCTCACAAGGCAAACTTTGTTCGTTACACTTATCGTGAAGAGATGGTGATGGACGCAGTCGAGAACTGTCTTAAAGCAATTGAGAACTACGACATCGAAGCGGCAACTCGTTCGGGTAAACCAAACGCATTTGCTTACTTCACACAGATCTCTTGGTATGCTTTTATCCGAAGGATTCAGAAGGAGAAGAAGCAGCAGGATATCAAATTGAAGTATATCTCAGAGGCAGACGTAAGTGAGTTCTTGTCAGATGATGATGATGGTGGATTCCACCCTTACAACTCTCCATTTGTAGACACTCTACGCATGCGTATCGATGCGGTTAAAGATGCAGACCAAGAGTTCAAAGAGTATGCAAAGGAAGAGAAGAAACGCAAACGTCGAGCAGTAAATGTTGACTCAGACCTATCGGAGTGGATGGAATAATGTGGACTTATGAATGCAAAGCAGGAACCTATAAAGAGGATTCCTTACCTAGACTGTTGTGGACCATCTTCACACACCGACTACATCACTTAATTGCGGACGGACGATTTTCAGATTAACTTGACATACCCCCTGTTGTATAGTATAATAGTCGGTATATAAGTTGAGTTAAGTCTTTATGAAAATTGCTATTCTGAATGACACCCATTGCGGGTGTCGTAATTCGTCTGAAGTTTTTATGGATTATCAGGAACGTTTCTACAGAGACGTTTTCTTTCCGTATCTGCTTGAGAACAACATCACCCAGATTCTACACCTTGGTGACTACTACGACAATCGTAAGACGGTCAACCTCAAGGCACTCAGTCACAACCGTAGGATTTTCCTAGACAAGTTGCGTGAGTACAATATCCACATGGACATTATACCAGGTAACCACGATGTCTATTTCAAAAACACCAACGACCTAAACTCCCTCAAGGAATTGATGGGGCACTATATGAATGAGGTCGATATCCTCATGGACCCCATTGTGCGCGAGTATGGGTCTGTCAAGTTTGGTCTCGTGCCTTGGATCTGTCCAGAGAACGAGAAAGAGGTAATGAGCTTCCTTGACAACTGCGGTGCAGATGTTATTGGTGGTCACTTCGAACTTGCAGGTTTCGAGATGGACAAGGGTCTAGTATGTAAGGACGGCATGGACGCACGTCCCCTACAGAAGTTCGAAACGGTTTTGTCTGGACACTTCCACACTAAGTCAAGCAAGGGTAACATACACTACCTTGGTGCACAGATGGAGTTTTTCTGGAACGACGCACACGATCCCAAGTACTTCCACATCTATGACACTGAGACACGTGAACTGACACCCGTACAGAACACAGTAACAATGTTTCACAAGATTTACTACGATGAGGATACAGTCAAGTATTTCGAAGACTTATCCTATCTCGATGGTAAATTCGTCAAACTGATTGTATCCAACCGATCCGACATGCAAAAGTTCGAACGATACGTCGAACGCATCCAACAGCAGAAGATCCACGAACTGAAGATCGCAGAAGACTTCCGTGAGTTCCGTGGTGAAAATGTCTCAGATGAATCATTAAGGGTTGACGACACGGAAACTTTAATCTATAATTACATCCAAGAGGTCGATACTGATCTCGACAAAGACCGCATCAAGAATGTGGTATCTGAGTTGATGATAGAAGCACAGGCTGTAGAAATAGCATGATCAAATTTGAGAAACTCCGTTGGAAGAATTTTCTTTCGACGGGCAACTACTTTAATGAAATCGATTTCCTAGACCGTTCCACTAACCTCATTGTAGGGGAGAACGGTGCAGGTAAGTCCACAATGCTCGACGCACTGTCGTTTGCATTGTTTGGCAAGGCACACCGTAAGATCAACAAGAACCAGTTGATCAACACAATCAACAACAAAGACTGTCGTTGTGAGGTTGAGTTCACGGTAAACAGTGTTCAGTACAAAGTCGTACGTGGAATCAAACCGACCAAGTTTGAGATCTGGAAAGATGGTACCATGATCAACCAGAGTTCCCATGCACGAGAGTATCAAGAGATTCTTGAGAAGAACGTCTTACAGATGTCTCACAAGAGTTTCCACCAAATTGTTGTCCTCGGTTCGTCGTCTTTTATCCCGTTCATGCAACTCAACTCAACTTCTCGGCGTGACGTGATCGAAGACCTTCTTGATATTAACATATTTTCCAAAATGAATGTGATACTCAAGGAGAAAACCTCTCTCCTCAAAGGCGAACTTGAGGGCAACAACCATCTTATTGAAGTGGTTAAGACCAAGATCAATGCACAGAAGAAGTATATCCGTGATCTGACTGCTATCAATACCCAGCAACGCAAAGACAAAGAAGCAGAGATCGATGGTCTCAATGCTGACATCGCAACCTTCAACGAAGTGACTGCAGAGTTGTCAGAGACCGTCAATAGTTCGTTGCCAAAAGTCCAAGAAGAATTAAGCAAGATTCGCACCAACAAGCAGAAGTTGGAGAAGTATCAGACTCAGTTCTCGACGCAGGTCAAAGCAGTCGTCAAGGAAGCAAAGTTCTTTGATGAGAATGAGCACTGTCCAACGTGTGATCAGGAGATTGCAGAAGATCTCCGCACTACAAAGAAGGCTGCCGCAGGTGATCGAGCAAAGGATCTTAAGAAACTAATGACTGAGGCAGAAGAGCAACTGAAGCAGTATCAGTCAGACATGGAGTCTCACGAGACTCAGTTGTCAGAGTTGATGGAGAAGCAGAATCTGATCAACAACAACATGCAGATGGTCAGTCGTCTCACGCAGCAGGTACAAAAGATTCAAGCAGATCTGCAGAGCATGGCAGACAGTGACGGTGACATGGGTCAGGCAAATGCTGATCTTAATGAGTTGGACGAAGAACTCCACCAGTTGACTGACACCAAGTTTCTTCTGAATGAGAAAGCATCATATAACCGTGTTGCGTCTGAACTGTTGCGTGACACAGGTATCAAAACTAAGATCATCCGACAGTACATTCCGGTCATCAATGAGTTGACCAACCAGTACTTGCAGATCCTAGACTTCTTCGTACACTTCGAACTCGATGAGAGTTTCAACGAGACCATTCGATCACGATACCGTGACACGTTCTCGTACGATTCGTTTTCAGAAGGTGAGAAGCAGCGTATCGATCTATCTCTCCTATTCACGTGGAGACAGATTGCTAAGATGAAGAATTCGGTATCGACTAATCTGTTGATACTAGATGAAACGTTCGACTCTTCGTTGGACGGTGAGGGTGTGGATAATCTCATGAAGATCATCGACACTTTGAAAGATGACACCAATGTGTTCGTCATCTCTCACAAAACTGAGTTGGAAGATGCACACTTCGAACGCAAACTGTCCTTCATCAAGGACAAGAACTTTAGTCGCATGCGAGATATCACTTGACAAATGGCATTGCACTATTATATAATGAGCAACATATTAACTGAGGAACCTATCAATGGAACTATCTAGTCGGACAGTCGAGATCCTTCGAAACTTCTCGACGATCAATCCAAACATTGTCGTCAACGGTGGTAACGTGTTGAAGACTATGTCTATCGCAAAGAACATCGTCTCTCGTGCTGAGATTGAAGAGACATTCCCTAGCACCTTCGGCATCTACGATCTCTCTGAGTTCTTGTCTGTGCTGTCATTGGTAGATAACCCATCTATCACGTTCGGTGAAAACTACTGCACCATCTCGGATGGAAGCGGTCTATCGTCGGTTCGATACTTCTACTCTGATCCCGATATGCTTTCTGCACCTAAGAAAGACATCATCATGCCTGAGTGTGAAGTCAAATTCTTGCTCACTAACGAAACCCTAAGTAAGATCAAACGTGCATCGTCTGCCTTGGGTTGTGAAGAGATCTCTATCCGACCATCGGGTAATAGTGTAGAGATCACTGTAACCGATATGGGTGACAACACGTCAAACTCATTCTCTGTTTTGGTTGAAGGTTCGTTCCCCGAAGGGACTGAATTCAACTTTATCATGGGAGTGAATAACCTGAAGTTGATTGGTGAAGACTATGAGGTATCCGTCTCTACCAAACTGATTTCACATTTTCGATCAATTAATTCTAGTACGCAATACTTCATTGCGTTAGAAAAGACATCAACATACGGAGAGTAAAATGTCTAGCATTATGTCAGAAGAGCAAGCAACATTTATGGATCTTGCTAATCGAGTAGCACGGTCCACTGTTGCAGTGGTTGATACTGTAGTCACACGTGGTGGATTTAAAGGTGAAGAACTAAC